AACTGTACCTATGGTAAATGTTGCACTATCCGGTGATATGGATGGTGGTCTTACTTCGGGACTTACTGTACTTGCGGGCCCTAGTAAACACTTTAAAACATCATTTGCCTTACTGATGGCAGGTGCATATATGAAAGAACATGATGATGCTGTAATGTTATTCTACGATTCAGAGTTTGGGTCACCCCAATCATATTTTGAATCTTTTGGTATTGATACCAGTAGAGTATTACATACACCGATTACGGATGTAGAACAGCTAAAGTTTGATTTAGTGAGTCAGTTAGATAATATCACACGTGGTGATAAAGTAATTATTGTAATTGACTCTATCGGTAACCTTGCTTCTAAGAAAGAACTAGAAGATGCACTCAATGAAAAGGGTGTTGCAGATATGTCAAGGGCCAAAGCATTGAAAGGGCTATTCAGGATGGTGACTCCTTATCTCACTATGAAGAATATCCCTTTACTTGCTGTGAATCATACATACCAAGAAATCGGCCTCTTTCCTAAAGCTATCGTATCAGGTGGAACAGGTATCTACTATTCCGCAGATAACATTTGGATTATCGGTCGTCAACAACAGAAACAAGGAACAGAAATCAAGGGGTATAACTTCGTGATTAATGTAGAGAAGTCAAGATTTGTTAAAGAGAAGTCCAAGATTCCAGTCAGTGTGACTTGGGATGGTGGTATCTCCGAATATGGTGGACTGCTCGATGTTGCAATGGCTGGTGGATATGTAGTAAAACCTACTATGGGTTGGTATGCAAGAGTAGACCATACCACTGGAGAGATTGTAGAACCTAAGGTGCGTGAAAAGAATACACAAACTAAAGAATTCTGGGATCCTATTCTTAATGAAACAGACTTTAAAAAGTTTGTCAAGTCTCACTACCAGATCGGCCACAAACCAATGCTGGAAGTTGAAATAGACATTGAGGAAGAATAATGGCCAACTATATAGAACCAACCGAATATACATATGTAGAAAATGAGGCATCCGAATTTTGGGGTATTAAGTTTAGGAATGATTCTCCTTACTCGGGTGTGGTTGTAGTCTATGGTACTGTATCAATCAAAGAGTCCGAAGAGCTAGATTCTGCAACATTATCATTTTCATATAATGTGCAAGATTCTGGGCCTCATAACGTAGATGAACTAGAATCATCCGAAGATTTTAAAAATTATTTGGGTGATATTCTACATAGTATAATTAATGATGAAGTAACTACGAAGGAAAAGAATGGACATAACAAACCAGCTACCCACACATATACTGAATCATCTTCTTAATAACGAAGATTACTGCAGACGTGTAATACCATATCTGCAAAAAGAGTATTTTGAAGGTACACATAAAACAGTTTTTGACCTTATAGTCAAGTTTGTTGCCAAACACAATAAACTACCTACGGGTAAGATACTGGACCTTGAGCTGAGAAAGATTCAAGCACCGGATGATATTCTAAATAATGCTGCAAAGTTAATTAATGAAATTCGTGCCAAGTCTGACGTAGATACCGATTATCTAATTGCCGAATCAGAAAAATGGTGCAGAGATAGAGCAGTATATAATGCGATTATGAACTCTATCCAAATCATTGATGGCAAAGATGTGGAGAAAACTGAGGGTGCTATACCAGAGATATTATCTGAAGCCCTCGGTGTTTCCTTTGATCAAGCTATTGGTCACGATTACATAGATAATTCAGAAGACCGTTATGAGTTCTATAATAGAACCGAAGAGAGAATACCTTTTGACTTGGATTACTTTAATAAAATTACTAAAGGTGGATTACCCAATAAGACTCTAAACATATGTCTTGCAGGAACAGGTGTTGGTAAATCATTATTCATGTGTCATTGTGCAGCATCTGTGCTTGAACAGGGTAAGAATGTTCTATATATTACTATGGAAATGGCTGAAGAAAGAATTGCAGAACGTATTGATGCTAATCTTATGGACTTACCTATTCAACAATTAGAAAATCTACCCAAGAATGTATTTGATACTAAGATACAGAAGATAGCCCAGGCATCTATTGGTAAACTAATTATTAAAGAATACCCTACGGGTTCTGCACACACCGGACACTTCCGTGCATTACTCAATGAATTAAAACTGAAAAAGAACTTTAGTCCGGATATGATTTATATTGACTACCTAAACATATGTGCATCAAGCCGTATGAAAGGCATGGGTGGAAGTATAAATAGTTATACCTACATTAAAGCCATTGCAGAAGAAATGCGTGGTCTTGCTGTAGAGTTTAATGTTCCAATAGTTTCGGCAACACAGACTACTAGGTCAGGATTTAGTAATACTGATGTCGGACTAGAGGATACATCGGAATCATTTGGATTGCCAGCAACGGCTGATCTTATGTTTGCTCTTATATCTACAGAGGAACTAGAAGAATTAGGTCAATTGATGGTGAAACAATTGAAAAACCGATACAACGATCCAACCACTTATAAGAGATTTGTAATTGGCGTAGATCGAGCCCGCATGAAATTATATGATGTTGAAGAATCTGCCCAAGCCGATTTGATTGGTGACGGCAGTTCTATCCCCGATAAACCTATTGCAACGTGGGGTGATAGAGAAAATAAAGACACGTTTGCAGACTTTAATATATAGGAGAATATATGAATATAGTAAAAGATTGGGTACTCGCAAGACTACCTGAAAGAACTTCATGGGACGGAGCTACTTTAATCGCAATTTGCGGTTCAGTAATTCTATTTGGAGGAATTGCCAAACTACTTGCATGGGCAGGTCTAGCTTGGGGAATTTACACATTGGTGCAAAAAGAAGGCTAAATTATAACATGATGAATGTGAAACTTATATCATATAGTCAACCACCTGCAGGCAGTGAGTTATCAGACGACCTCCTGCAGATGGTTGCATATTGCGCCAGGGTATCTAATCCTGGTAATCAAAGCAATGAAAAGACAGCTGAAAAGCTAGTAAAATATCTAATCAAACATAAGCATTGGTCACCATTAGAAATGGTCAGTGCTTGCCTAGAAATAGAAACCACCAGGGATATCGGTAGACAAATACTAAGACACCGTTCGTTTTCTTTCCAAGAGTTTTCTCAAAGATATGCAGACCCAACTAAGGATATGCACTTTATTACACGTGAAGCTCGATTGCAGGATACAAAGAACAGACAGAATAGTATAGAAATCCCTATGGAAGATTCTATTAATTACGTATGGGAATCATATCAAGAAGTTGTTATCGAAAGATGTAAACAAGCATATGAATGGGCTGTAGAGGCTGGAATTGCAAAAGAACAAGCAAGAGCTGTACTACCCGAAGGACTTACAATGTCACGTATGTATGTTAATGGTACTCTTCGTTCGTGGATTCATTACATTCAACTTCGCGCAGAGAATGGCACGCAGAAAGAGCACATAGAAATTGCAAAAGCAGTGGCAGATATTATCTATAAAATATTTCCACTAGACGATATTATTTAAAATATGTGTTGACACAGGGATGTGTCTGTAGTATAATATACATATATTAAAAAGAATGCAGCGCTTGTAGCTCAGTTGGATAGAGCATCGGTCTTCTAAACCGAGGGTCGCAGGTTCGAATCCTGCCAGGCGCGCCAATATTTACAATAGCATTGGAGAAAAAAATGCAATACGTGGACTATAAATTCTCAATCACAACAGAAGGCCTCAAACTAGAGGATAAAGCCGATCCAGACTTTAGCCATCAAGTACAGCTAAGCAATACCGCATTAGAAGTGGGTGACACATTTACGCTAGAACTCGATGAAGACAACTGTATGTTTTTTAAGAAGAACGGCCCGATCCAGACGGAGTTAAATTTTTATGGAGGCAGATAGGTTCGATTTAGAAGCGGCCATTATGGAAGCATGGTCAACTACCGAAGACATCGATTTAATTTATCATAACACAGATAACTTGGATTTAACACCAAAAGATTGTGATACGCTTCAGAACCAATTATTGGGTCTAAAGTACATAGCAGATCTTAGGTTCCAAAAGCTGTGGGATACATTTGAATCAGTACTTTCTAGTGGTGAACTTAATGGAGATTAATGCTGCAATGCCAATATATACGCCACAGTACACTAATATTCAATACAAACAGATAACAGTTACTGTGAATGGTGAGTCTCAAAGTCATACTATATTTACCTACAATTCTAATGGTAGATTAATAGAAACCGTCGTCCGTAAACACGAAATTGACGTTATATTGTAAAATAATTGCAATTAATTGCAGAAAAGTGTTGACAAAGGTGTTCGGCCGTAGTATAATATACCTATATTAACCGATAAGAGAAAAAGACTATGAAAGACCTATTTGAGAAGACCAACCAATTACTTCAAACTATGCAGAACCAACTACATGATCAGTTTGAACATGCTCGTAGTGATCTTTATACCTTTGAAGAAGGTCGGAATTACTTAAAGTTGGTTCGGTCTGATGAGAATGGTCGTTCATCTGTAGTAGGTTTCATCGTTAAGAAGTCTCCTAAGTACATTGATAATAAGACCAACAAACCTTTTCAAGTTGGTGATATGTTAATGGCCGCAGGATGGAGTAAACCGGCTACTAACTTTGCAAGAGGAAATCTATTTACCGGTTACTCTAATGTAAGATGGACGGGGATTTAAGATGGAAGAAGAAAACAAATGTATTTGTGGTGAAGACTTAGAATCATGCCCAGAGGCCTATGTCCACATGACATCAGGCGTCTAAGCGGCAATCGTCGCCTACCGGACGAAATAAAGCGGTAGGGGGTAGTGACCGAACACTCATACGGAAATGAAAACGACCGTAAAACCTAAGGGAGACGAGTCCGGGGTGAGGGTGGTAACCTGAAACTCCCCGAATAACCGATAAATGGAACCACCCCGGACTCAACTTATTATGGAGTAAAATGAACAGTTATATTGGATCACTAAGATACGACCACACTGGTAGAAAAAGAAAATCTCCTGCACTCAAACAAAAGCGCAGACTTAAACCCGAATTTAAACAATTAAAAGTCGAAAAGACTTATGCCCAACAGAAGATGGAAGAGTTTAATGACAAATATCCGTCATACACTGGCCCATCAACTTATGAGCCGGGAAAGGACCAATCTTGGAAAAGAGAAGCTTCTAAGAACTTTACTGTTGCACCTGCATACAATAAAGGCGCATATCAAGTAATACCCTCAACTGATGTAAAACACATAGGAAAATAATATGGATGCATATAGAGTAACCGCTACTAATCAAGAAGACATTACTGTTGCAGAATATATATTTAGTTCTCTACAAGAAGCAACTAAATTTCATTCTGGAATGTTGTCAAAGGGATACACATCTATTATTAACAGGATGAAAGTATAATGGAACTGATATTAATTTTTGCCTTTTGTATGGCAGGAGCATCATATACCTCGTATAAGATTGGAGTCCGAGAAGGAGCTGCTAAGATGCTCGACCGACTAGAAGAAATCAATATAATTAATATTGACGATGAGGGCAGAATATCGCCTAAAATCTAGTAAATTTGACTTTACTTTTCTTATAAATAGATGTATAATATACTTAATATACTTAATCGGAGATATTAATGAAAAGATTTGGTCAACACTATAGGCAAGAAATTAGAGAAGATTTACAAAATCTTAATTTCTCGGGCAACGAAAAGAAATTTGCTTTAGAACTACTCTCGGACATTGATGACCAAATTGGTTCTATAGATTCTACCATAGAATATGATACACGACCTAAGAAACAAACTGGCAAAAGACTTGCCATCTCCCAACTTATTGATGATAAAGACAGAGAGAAATTTACTGCTCTTGCTAATAAAATCATTGATGACCATCCTTCGTTGTCCAGAGGCCAAGTGCCTGGTTCTCGTAAAGAGAAAGACTATGCAATCGAATTTGAAGATTTAGATAAAACAATCTATGTTAATGTAAGACCAACAGGTAAAAGAAGTTCTGCAGGAGATGATCCAAATGAACTTATGACTGCCGCTCTGTGTCTTAAATCCAAAATTAACATACCAACCAATTCTGATGAGATGGATGTATTGATTGAAGAGGTAAGAAACGGTTTAGGTAATGTTAAAGGATATAAAGCCGGACAGGTTGAAGCACTTACTGGTGATTATCCAAATATGGCCCAAGCGGTATCTGCGGCGGTAACAATTCATGCAGCTGGATACGGTAATGCTGATAAGGTATATCTTACTGGAC